GCCGGACGGAGCCGGATCCTTCGAGACAACGCTACCAGGCACCGCGCGCGACGCGGCCAGCCACCGGAGGCGGTCAGCCTCAGCGGGGTATCCCTTCGACTCGAGGTCGCGGGCGGCGCGGAGCAGTTCGGTGGTAGTCACGGCCCATTGGTCGATAGTGTGGGGCGGACGGCCGGTGTAGTCAAGAGCCGGGTGGCCGGGTGGCCGAGTAGCAGCCGTGCTAGCCCCACCCAGTGGTCAGGATCAGGAACCCAGGGGCGCCGCAGCATGGGTCCACGGTGCGGTGCGCGGGGTGCGGCCTCCCCAGGGGGCTGGACCAGTTCCGTGGCGCCTCCGAGCGCTGCGTGATGTCGGCGCCCGGGGTGCAGGTGCACCTGGTCGAGGAGCGGTTGCGGTGAGGTGCGGCTGGCGGAACAGGTAGGCGGGTGGCGAGTTCGAAGGTTCAGGGGTCAAAGATCGCCAGGGACCGTCAGGCCGCCCTTTTGGCGCTCGCCGACAGCATCGGCGACGCAAAAGCGGCTGCGCGGTTCGGGATCCGTAGCTCGACCACGGTTCGGAATTATCGGCGCTCACTGGCCAAGGATGGCGAACTTCGCGCCCTCTACGAGGCAGCCAAGGCGCGGCAGGACGCGATGGACGATCGCGTCGTCGAGGCCGAGGCGTCGGCAATCGTCTCCGTCTGGGGAGCGGTTCGCCACACCGCAGACCTGCTGAGGGCGACCGACAAGCCCGCCAGCCCCCAGCACCTGGAGGCCCTGGCCAGGGTGATAGAGGCGGCCGGCAAGAACGCCGACAACCGCTCCGAGCTCGAGCTCACCCGGAAGATGCTCGAGGGGAACCAATCCAGTGGGCAACGCGCTGCAGAGAATCCAGCGCATCCAGCGTCGGGTAGAAGTCCTGCAGCGGCTGGTCCCGAGCACGCGCCAGTCCACTGACCTCTCGCATCTCACCGTCGAGCAACTGATCCGGTCGTCTGGTCTGCAGCCACCGAGCCACTTGCGGCATCTCCTAGAGGAGGCGGAGGCTGCGATTGGAGAGCGGCCTCAGGGCAAGCGGTTCTTCTGGTTCTCTGTCCCTCCGCGCCACTGGAAGACGGTCACGCTGCGGCACGTCATGGCGGCGCACTTGCTGCGACACCCTGGCAGTGACGTCATCTGGGCGTCGCACACGTTCGAGTACGCGATCAAGCAGAGCGTGGAGATCAGGAAGATCATCGAGCGCGTTGGCGGCGAGCTGGATGCGTCGACTAGGCGCAAGAACAACTGGGCGATGGTCGGAGGAGGCCAGTTCCAGGCGTTCGGTAGCGGCGGCAGGATCGCCGGCGTCGGTGGACGGCTCATCGTCATCGATGACCCGATCGGGACCCGCTCCCAGGCGGAGAGCCCTGTCGAGCGTGAGCGGATCCACCGGTGGATTGACGATGACGTCATCCCTCGGCTGACGCCAGACGGAGCGGTCATCCTGGTGCACACGCGGTGGCACCCGGACGACCCGATCGGAAGGTATCTGCCCGACCAACGCTGGCGAGGGGTAAACATTCCAGCGCTGGCAGAGGACAGCGACGACCCGCTCGGGAGAGAGCCTGGAGAGCCGCTCAGACCAGACGTCATCTCTCGTGAGGAGCTTGACGGCCTGCGCGTAAAGAACGTCTTCAAGTTCGCGTCGCTCTATCAAGGGAGGCCGCGCCCTCGTGGCGCATCGGTGTTCAACGGAGAGCCTCTCAGGTTCATCGCGCTCCCTGATGCGCCTCACCGAACCGCCTACGGCGTTGACCTTGCCTACACGGCTAAGACGCTGTCTGACCGCTCTGTATGTCTGAGGATGCAGCGCTTCGGCGACGTCGTCTATGTCACCGCTGGCCGCATCGCTCAGGTAGCAGCTCCAGAGTTCACGTTAGCCCTGTCCGCCATGCAGGCAGAGCAGAAGGGGCCAATGCGGTGGTACCGGGCAGGCACTGAGAAGGGTGCCGCCGACTTCATCCGCAAGCGAGTCCCTAACTTCCATGACCTCCCAGCAACCGGCGACAAGTTCGTGCGCGCGATGCCGTCTGCTGCTGGGTGGAACTCCGCGAAGATCGCGTTCCCGGCTGAGGAATCGCCGTATTACGGCGACTGGGTTGACATCGCACTGGACGAAGTTGCGGCGTTCACTGGCGTCAAGGACGCGCACGACGACATCGTGGACGCGGTGGCAGCAGGTTGGGATGAGCTGACCCCGGCACAGCGCAGCACTCACACCCACGGCTCACGCGACGACAGGACGCGCAGCACCACGATCTGAACGGAGCCCTAGCGATGGCAGCCAGGAAGCGAAAGCCGCCGGTCGCCTCGGCATCAACGGAATCCCGCGTCACCACATCGTTTGGTGGGTGGAGCGTGGCCCGCATCCAGCTCGCCAAGAGGATGGCGGATGCAGGAGACCTGACTCTCGCGGCGGACCTGTGGGAACGCGTACTCGGTGACGAGCGCGCGCTTGGCCCCCTTCAGGCCCTCGCCGGCATCGCGTCAGTAGGGATGTCGTTCGAGACGGCAGTAGTAGGAGGGGACGCCGCAGACGACCCGCTGGTTCCTGCGCTGGAGCGCGATTGGTGGGCCATCTTCCCTGAGGACTTGCAGGGCGAGATCATCCGATGGGCTGCCGGGCTCGGCGTCGCCGTGGTCCACCGGGACACATGGGAAGAGGACCCCGAGACGGGGCGTCTGCTCCCTGCCCTCGACGTATGGCATGCGAGAGCACTGCGGTGGGACTCGGACGCTAGCGAGTGGAAGATCCGCACCCGCGAGAAGCCCGGCGGGGTCACGCTGACCCCTGGCGACTCTGAATGGATGCTGCTCACGCCGTATGGGAAGAAACGCCCGTGGGCCAAGGCACCGTGGTTCGGGCTCGGGCTGCTGTGGTTCGCAGCTCAATGCGCGAAGGTCAACCTCTTCGAGTTCAACGACACCCACGCTCTCCCTACGCGCGCGGCAGCGAACACGAAGCCTGACACCCATGGGCTCACCGACGAGGCGCAGAAGGAGCTCGCCGACGAGGTGGCGGCGCTGGTGCGCGGCGGGTCAATCGTACTTCCTGACGGCTATGAACTGAAGCTGCTCGAGGCATCGGCGAAGAACTGGGAGGCCTTCGTTAAGGTCTGCGACGAGGTCTGGCCGAAGGCAGTCGCGATCGCGATGACCGGGAACAACCTCTCGACTCAGGTGGACGGCGGGTCCTTCGCTGCGTCGAAGACCGCCGAGAACGTCACCTACGACCGCAAGCGCACGTTCGCGCGGTGCCTCGAGACGACAGCGCGCGACCAGATGCTGACCTGGTGGGCTGAGTTCAACTTCGCCTCCACCGCTCCCCCGTGGCCTAAGTATGCGATCGAGCCCCCCCGCGATCTGACCGCTGCGGCCACACGCTTCCAGCAGGGGGCACAAGGCCTCGCCACGCTAGGCAGCGCAGGGTGGGAGGTAGAGGAAGGGGAGGAGCAGAAGGTCGCAGAGTTGCTCGGTGTGAGGGTTCGGCGAGCTGTCGCCCCTGCTCCGCTTCCAGCGGCGGCCTCCGGCGATCGCAGCGTGGCAACAGCTTCCCTCCTGCACGCCAGGGCAGTGGCATCAGATGACGGGCAGGCGCTTAGGGATGGGCAGGTGGTAGCAGACGCGGTCGTCGAGCAAGCGGTTGCCGCGGCCGCGAAGGCGATTGCGCCCGATCTAGCCACGCTCAAGCGCCTCATCGACGACGCGACCGACCCGCGCGATCTGCGAACCAAGCTCATCACCGCCTACGGGGCTATGGACCCCGCCGCCTGGGCGGAGCTCACCTACCGAGCCGAGGTGCTGGCCGCGATGGCTGGTCGCTTCTCCGCGACTGCGGAGGCGTAAGTGCAAGAACTGGGTGACCTTCCCATCGAGGAGGTGTTCGAGCGGTTCGACGAGGCGCTAGCGTTCTTCCGAGCGCGGACCCCGATGCCGGCAGAGCAGTTCTACGCGCTCGATGCGCAGGCGCGACAGAAAGCCTTCACGGTCTCGAACGTGGGGCAGATGCAGATGGTCCAGCAGGTGCTGGACTCGCTCGACAGCGCGCTCGAGACAGGACAGGACCTCGATAGCTGGAAGGATGAGATCGGCCCAGCGCTTGAGGCCGCGTGGGGCGGCGAGGTCGAGCGCCCGGCGCATCGGCTCGCGACCATCTACCGCACCAACGTGCAGACCGCGTTCTCGCACGGACGGGTTCGGCAGATGCGAGAGCCAGCGGTCGCGGGGCTCCGGCCGTTCTTCCTCTTCGACGCCATCATCGATGGGCGGCAAACGGACATCTGTGACGCTCGCGACGGCGTACTGCTGCCGGCGGATGACCCGTGGTGGCTGACCAACACGCCGCCTCTGCACTTCAACTGCCGGGCTGGCATCCGCTCTCTCCGTCGTGCGCAGGCGGAGCGCCGCGGTGGTGTGAACCAGCCGGACCCGAGCATCCCAGAAGCTGGCGATGGATTCGGGGCCGCTCCGTCACTGGACCCCAGAGTCCAGGTTGCCCCGTGGAGCCCTGAGGTGAAGTGGCACCCGGCGCTCGAAGGGGCTCGGCTGCGCAAAGAGGCTGAGTTTTTGCGTGACGAGGAAGCGCGGCAGCCAGGGCGGCGCTCCGCGGTAGCCATAGGCGACTGACCCAATGCGCACCACCTTCTGGACGTCGCTGCCTGCGCTCGCCATGGGCGCTCCGCGTGCTGTCCAAACGACCCCGGTGGCGGCCGAGCGTGCCGCCCCACTCAGCGCCGGCCGCCACCGTGGGCCTACCAACGAGAACGATATGACCGAGCCACAATTCGGCTTCTCCGTGAGCCAAGCCAACGGCGACCAGCTCGAGCTCGACGTCTACAGCGTCATCGGCGACGTCTGGGAGGAGGCGCCCATCACCGCGAAGGCGGTGCGACAGCAACTCCGTGGCTCGAAGGCGTCCTCGATCCGGGTGCGAATCAACTCACTCGGCGGCGACGTCCTGGACGCACTCAGCATCTACAACCAGCTGCGCGAGCACCCTGCGCGCGTCGAGGTGGACGTCTGCGGGATCGCCGCGTCCGCCGCCACCATCGTCGCGATGGCGGGCGACGTGATCCGGATGGCGGACAGCGCGGAGCTGATGATCCACGAGCCCAGGTTCCCGGTCATGGTCAACGTGGACTCCGAGAAGGCGAAGAAGGCCGCCGAGCGCCTCGACAAGGAGGTCGGGATCCTCGCCGGCATCTACGCGAGGCGGACCGAGCGCTCCGAGGAGGAGATCCGGGACCTGATGCGCGCGGAGACCTGGTTCACCGCCGCCGAGGCGCGCGCCGCCGGGCTGGTGGACGAGATCACTGGAGGGGGAGCTGGAGAGGAGCCGAGCGTCGAGGCGTCCGTCGCCGCGCTCCAGCGCTTCCGCAACGTGCCCGAGCGGCTCGTCGCGCGCGCGCGCCAGGCGCGCCCTCCCCTACCGCCGCCCCCACCCGTCACCCCCACGGTCAACGAGACCGCGGGCAAGCAAGCAACCGCGGCCGAGCCCGCAACTCCCCAGGAGCAGCACATGGACCTCAAGTCCCTTGCGCGTGACCTCGGCCTGTCCGAGGACGCCACCGAGTCCCAGATCCGAAGCACCCTCACCGAGTCACGGACGGCGGCCGCCGGTCTGTCGTCGCTGCTCGGGGTTCTCGGGGTCAGCACCGTCGACGCCGCGCGAGGCGCCATCGAGGCGGGCAGGGTCGCGTCCGCCGAGCTGCCAAAGGCGCAGGCCCGCGTTGCCGAGCTCGAGAAGGACGCAGAGGACCGCGAGCGAGCGGCCGTCATCGCGCGACTCGAGAGCGAGCGGCGCATCACCCCTGCGCAGCGCGATGGGTTCTGCAAGGCGGCCAGCATCGAGACGCTACGTGCCTTCGCTGAGTCGGCTCCCGTCATCCTCGCCGCGAGCCAGCACCGCGAGGCGCCCGTCTCCGGCGCGACCGGGCCCGCGGCACCCGTCACCCACGCAGGCAAGGCCTACGAGGAGCTGACTGGGCCCGAGCGCATCTCGCTACGCGAGACCGACAAGGAAGCCTTCGACTGCCTCCGCAACGACTGGCTGTCCCGCGGGCAGCCCATCTCGAAGTCCGCCGGCTGACGTCGGCGCGCGACCCGTACCAACCCGAACGACTCCACCCCTCCCAGAGCTGAGGAACCACCATGACCATCACCGTCGCAACCGACGTCATCGACATCCAGATCCTGACCGACGCGATCCAGGGGCAGTTCGCGCAGAAGAACGCGCTCGCGAGCGCCCTCACGACCAGCGGGGCCATCGTCATCGAAGGGTCATTCCCTGGACAGGGCCGGGAAGTGATCGGGCAGTCCGTCGAGGTCCCGTACTTCGGCACGATGCCGGCGTTCGTGAACAACCCGGACGGCACTTCGATCACCCCGAGCAAGCTCGGGATGACGAGTGAGACCGGGACTGTCACCCGCAGTTCGCTCGCCTTCCAGGCAAGCAAGTGGGCGCGGAGCTCAGGAAACGCCGACCCCTACGCCGAGGCTGCGCGACAGGCTGAACTGCAGGCAACGCGGCGCATGGAGGAGCTGATCATCGCG